CTCTGGAGGCCAGCGGCCGGCCGCCGCGCAACACGTACTATGGGGCCGGGGCGGACATCTCATCCGGGACCGGGGCGAGCAATTCCTGCTGCACCGTGATCGATCTGGTGACGGGGCAGAAGGTCGCAGAGTTCGTGACCGGCCACGTTCCGCCTGAAGAGTATGCCAGGGCCTGTGCCGCGTTGTGTCAATGGTTCATCGGGTTGCAGCCGGAAGAGGATGGCGGCTGTCGCCTGGTGTGGGAGTCTAACGGGCCCGGCCGGGCCTTTGAGAAGTCTCTGCAGCGAATCGGTTACTGGAACATCTACTTTCGGGAGACCTCCATCGCCGGCGACCGCATCAGCCACCGCAAGAGCGACATTCCGGGCTGGTCCAGTACCCAGGCCGGAAAGAAGGCCATGCTGGGAGACTACGCCGACGCCCTGCGGAGTGGAAAATACGTCAACCCATCACGGCTGGCCATTGGCGAGGCCCGCCACTTTGTCCACACGAAAAACGGAGGCGTGGCCCACATTGCCGCCGAAGCCGAGGCCGACCCGTCCGGGGCCCGATCGAACCACGGCGACCGCTGTATGGCCGATGGTCTAAGTTGCATCCTGCTGATGGAACAGGCCGGGCTGGGCGCGGACCCGGTCTTTCAACCGGAGCCGCCGGCCGGTTCGGTTGCCGACTATCGCCGGCGGCGGCGAAATAAACAATGGAACAATTACTGGGGGCTTGACAACGACGACCGGGTGACTTCAGATAGAGGCCTGGAAGGCACGCCGACGAGTCCGTCGGACTCGGCGTGGTGAAGGTTCGGCAGACCGGCGGCTGCGAATCAGGGAGGCAGACCTATGTGGGCGAGATGGATCTTATTGGCCGTGGCGGCAATTTTTGGCTGGGCCCTGGCGGCCGGATGCAGTGGAGCGACCTGGGATGCCAAGGTCACCGGCGGCCGCCACAAAACCGACTGGCATCACGGCTTTGAGATCGAATTCAGCGCCGGCGGATTCAAGCTGTTCATCGGGCCGCCGCAGGATTCGCGGACTGAAGTCGAGAATGAATTTGTCGGCGCGGCCAAAGGCCAGGCGCCGGAAGGCGAGTCGCCTGGGGCCGGCACCGAGGAAACGGGCCCGGTCGAGGTCAGCACCGTCGGCGGAGGCCCGTGACGTGCCGGCGGACCATCCTGCCATCTTCACCCTGCATCAGCCGGCCGGTCGTGTCAGGTCGCCACAGGTCGAGGTCGGTTACACTTCCTCCATCTTCACCTGGCCACGGCCGGCCGGCCGGGGCGGGTCTCGGCTTCTCGTCGTTTCTATGGCGGCCCTGTTGGGAATGTCGGGCTGCGGGCCGCTGACGGTGCAGATCGGCGGGACCTACTACGGCCAACGGGGGGAATCGGAGACCGCACGGCTAACCTGGGAGGACGATGCCAATGATCGCCAAACTACGCAGCCTGCTGAACGGGAAGAAGACCTATCTCGGAATGATCGCGGCCGGGGTCTTGGGGATTTTGTTCGCATCTGGCCTCGTTGACGAGAAGACGGCCGGCATCGCCGCCAGCGTGATCACGGCCTGGACCGGGGTGTCGATGCGGGCCGCGGTCGAAAAAAGCGGAGACAAGAGGCAAGGCGCCAGGTGAAAACCTGAAACTCGCATCTCGCGACTTGCCGCTCAACGACGGTGAGCGAGGAATGACGGACCATGATCGCTCAGGCCACAGGGCCAATCCAGGGGAAGGCAGTCAAGGGCCAGGCCGGCGGTCAGGGGCCGGTCAAGCGTAAGACATACCTCTCGGCGGAGACCATTTCAGACCTTCAGGCCGCCTACACCTGGAGTGAGCAACGGCTTTCGTTCTCCCGCACGCTCCGCAAGGAATTCATACGCCAGATCGTCGGGGCCAATTACTCAGAAGATGGGGCCGCGGCCCCGGTGGTGGTGCCGTTCATGGAGATGGCGGTCCAGATATTCATGCGGCAACTGGTGGCCCACAGCCCGCAGATTCTGGTCTCCACCAGGTACCGGGACCTCATGCCCAATGCCGCCAAGCTGACCCAATCCGGAAATGCCCTGATCCGGGAAATCGATCTGGGGGACAGCCTGAAACGGTGGGTCATGGATGCCTTGCTGTGGATGGGGGTGATGAAGGTTGGGGTCTATCAATCTGCCGAGGTCGAGATACTCGGCTTCATGCACGACATCCATCAGCCCTATGCCGACCCGGTCTCATGGGATGATTTTTGTTACGACATGGGCGCCCGGAGGATGGACCAGCTGACCTTTGCGGGAGACACCATCAGGATCCCCTATGAACTGGCCCTGGACTCGGGGCTCTACGATAACAAGGTCCTGGAAGAGGCCGGGCCGACCGAGCCGACGCTGTATAACGCCCAAGGCGACGAACGGGCCGAGACCCTGTCGGCCGGGTCCTATGCCCGCAGCGACGAGTACAAGCGGCACATCAATCTGGTCAACGTGTGGCTGCCGCTGGACAACCTGATCTGCACCTTCCCGGAGGCTGAGCCGCACGGGGCCAGGGGCTGGACCACCCCGGCCCGCGAGGTGGAATGGGAAGGCCCCGAAGGCGGGCCGTATCACTTTCTGACCTTCGAAGACGTTCCGGACAACATCATGCCATTATCGCCGTGCTCGGTGATGTACGACATGCACATCGCCCTGAACAGCATCTTTCGCAAGCTGGTTCGACAGGCCGAGCGACAGAAAACGGTCGGCTTCACCCGGGCCGGCAAGCGCAAGGATGGCGAGACCATCATCCATGCCAACGACGGCGAGGTGCATGGAATCGAAGACCCGAACAGCTTCGCAGAGTTCAAGACCGGCGGGCCGGATGGCGGGAACATGGCCTTCTTCCTCCAAATGAAGGCCCTTTTCAGCGTCATGAACGGGAACCTGGAGGCCATGGGCGGACTGGCGGCACAGACCGATACGGTCGGTCAGGAGCGGATCGTCGCGGCCAACGTGTCGAAAAAGATCGGCGAGATGCAGGAACGGTTCGCGGGCGCGACAAAGAAGGTGGTTACCGACCTGCTCTGGTACCTCTGGAATGACCCGGTGCGTGAGATCCCGATCCAGGTGCCGATCCCGGGCGGCAGCGGCCTGACCATTCCCACCAGCTGGGGGCCGTTGGACCGCGAGGGGGATTTTCTGCACTACAACTTCGAAATCGTCACCTATTCAATGCAGGACCGAACGCCTGCAGACCGGCTCAACGGCTTGATGCGCTACGTGAACGGCTTCCTGCTCCCCATGCAGCAGATGCTGGCTGCGCAAAGTCTGACCATCGATTTTGAGGCCCTGTCTCGTGAGATTGCGGAGCTGGAGGGTATCGACTCGATCGAGCGGTTCCTGATCACGTCAGGGCCCGTAGAACCTTGGCGCCGGCCCCTGGGCGCCCCGCCGCCTAACCCGCCGACGGCCGGCACCAGGGTCGCGGGCCCGCCGGTCGGGCGGCCCGCCTCTTTGAGCCCGGCCAACGACTTTTTGAACGCCCAGGCGGGGCAGGCCGGCGCGGGGCAGGCCGGCGCGGGGCAGGCCGGCGCGGGGCAGGCCGGCGCGGACAGGACGGGCCGTGGATCGGCGGCCGTGGGGTTTGCAGGATGACGATAGACGCCGGCGGATACCAATTCGGCAAGCGGACCAAGATCACCGCGTCGGTGACCATCATCTCCGCCATTACCCTGACGCTGATGACGGCATCCTGGTCGATCAGCGGCTGGGCCGCCGGGGTGGTCGGCGAACTGAAGACCATCAACGTCAGTCTGCGAGACCAGAAGGAGTCGATCAAACAGATCATCGACCTGGGCCCGAGAGTGATGGTCCTGGAGCGTGATTACTCGAAACTGCTCGAAATGACCGAAAAACTGAGGGGGAATTGACGTGCCGATCTATGCGTATCGGAAACCGGACGGCGAGGTGGTGGACCTGCCGATGTCCAATGACGACCGGGAGGCCCGGGAATTTCACGACGCCGATCTGGGCCAGTGCATCACGTTAGATGATGGAACGATTGCAGTGAGGGTCTTTTCAAGCCTTCAGCGGTCTGGAAAGCGCGGATGGCCATTGGTGAGCGATGGACTGGGCGTACACACCTCGCAGATCGCCGGGGCGACCCGGCACGCCCGGGCCGCCGGATGCGACGTTTCATTCAACGAAATCGGGCAGTGTGTCGTGCCGAACCGCGAGCAACGAAACAGGTACATGAAACTGCGCGGAAACTTTGACCGCGATGCCGGATATGGCGACCGCGGGCCGCCCTGAATGGCCGGCCCTTGCGAAGAACGCAGCTTGAGCGTCTAATTGCGGCGACCCCTGGAGAAGAATGCAATGGTGAACACGAACCCCCATGAAGGCGGCCCGACAACCGACCCAGCCGCCAAACCGAGTCGGATGGATGAGATTCGCGAGACGTTGGACATCCGCGACCCCAGCGAGGCGGCGCCCGGTGGAGCGATGGCCGGCCCGAAGGGCCTGGCGTCGGCGACCGCGCCGCGGCCGGCCGTCAAGGAAGAGAAAATTGACGACGGGATCGACGACGATCCGGTCGATGAGTCCGAGGTCGGGGAGGAGGAGGAACTGGAGATTCCCGACGAGCTGCTCGACGGGGCCCCCCCCGCCGCCGCGGAGGATGAGGAGAAGGACGACGGTGCGGCGGTCGCCGCCGCAGACGCGGATGAATTTCCAGACGAGCTGGTGGCCCGGGCCCGGTCCGGGGGGTGGAGCGATGCCCAGATCAACAGCTTTGGCTCGACCGAGAACCTGCAAACGGCCCTCGACGCTCAGGACCGAAGGTTGGCCGAGATCGGCCGGTCGGCCCAGGCCTCCGGCGGCGACCAACCGGCCCAACCGGCCCAACCGGCCCAACCGACCCAACAGACCCAGCAGACCCAGCAGACACAACAGACCTCGCTCGATGGCTATCAGCTTCGCGTATCCGCCGAGGAGCACGGCGAAGAGGTGGTCGAGGATATTCAGGCCATCCGCGATCTGGCCCGGATGGAGATATCCAGCCTGCGGGCACAATTACAACGACAACAGAACGACTCCTTTTTGCTGGTTTTCGACAGTTGGGTTGCCCGGCAAAAAGATGAGAACCTGGGAACGGACCCGACCCACGACCTGGAAGAGACGAGCCCCCAATACCTCTCCAGAACGAAGGTCATGGAGGCCTTCGGCAACCTGACCAACGGCATGATGGCGGAATCCCGGAGAACCGGGCAGCCGCCTAAACACGTGCCGATGGGGAAGCTGCTGGACCGGGCCAAACGGATCGCGTTTGCAGACGACATTGCGAAGCAGGCGCAGAAGACGACATCGAACAAAATAAAACGGACCGGGCGTCTGGCGAGCCACCGGCCCGGCGGCCGCAAGGCCCCGGAGCGACAACTGAGCCCGGAGCAGAGGGCGATCAAAAACCAGGAAGCGGCCGTCGAGAAACTGGGCCTGGACTGGTAGCGGCGGTCGCCGCCGGACGGGATGGTCCGTTGACGCAAAGGATTTCAGATTATGCCTGTCACAGTGGAAAAGCTGGTCTTTCTCTCGCGCATGGCCCAGAAGGACCTGGGCGCCGGGAGATGGACGGACCTGGCCGCAGATCTCCAGGACTACCTGGTGCTGCGGCGAATTCTCAATAAGGAACGGGTTGGGTTCCAGAGCGGGACCTCGATCCAGGGCAACGTGATGACCGACGACAATGGGTCGGCCCAGATGGTCGGCCTCTATGGCATCGACACCTACGAGGACGTCGATGGCTGGGAGAAGTTCGACGTGCCGTGGCGGCACGCCAAGGCGAGCTGGTCATATGACGTTCGGACGGTCAAGATGGCCTCGGGCAAGGCCAGAATCCTGAACCTGGTCAAGGCGAAAAAGGCGCAGGCGATGCTGTCCCTGGCCAAGAAGCTCGAAGCCCAGTTTTGGACCAAGCCGGCCGACAGCAGCGACGAACTGAACATGTTCGGGCTGCCATACTGGATCGTCAAGAATGCGGTGCTCGGATTCAACGGCGGAAACCCCGCCGGATTTACGGCCGGCGCGGGATCGCTCGATTCCACCGTCTTCCCGAACTGGAAGAATCATACGGGGTCCTACGTCAACTGGACGAAGGACGACTGTGTGCGCAAGATGCGCACGACCTATGAGAACGTGCAATTCAAATGCCCGTATGACTGCCCGGACTACCGGCGCGGAAGCGAGCGCTATGAGATATTCATGGGCCTGACGACCCGGCAGATGCTGGAAGAGATCGGAGAAAAGCAGAATGACAACCTGGGCCGGGACATCGCCCCGATGGACGGCCGGATCGTCTTCAACGGCAACCCGGTGACCCGGGTCCCGTACCTGGACTCGGACACCAGTTACCCGATCTTTTTCGTCGATTGGAGTCGGTTCTACTTCGTCTTTCTGCAAGGCGAATACCTGCGCGAGGAGCCGGCCGAGAAGGCCCCGAATCAGAGCACCGTGGTCAAGGCGGACATCTACCTCACCGCCAACCTGCGGTGCACCGACCGCCGACGCCTGGGAGTGTTGTACAAGGCGGCGGCCTGAGAGCGGTGAACCAGGCCCGCCGGTCGAATCGCGACGGCCGTGATCGACGCGGCGGACAGCGATTGGAGTTCGTTCATGGCAGACTGCCGGAACGCTGAGGACTGAATGACCTGCGCCGACGGGCGGCGGCCGAGGCCGCCGTCCCGCGGCGCCGTGTTTAGGAGAAAATGACGATGCAAAACGTTGCGGGATACACCAGTCAGGCCCGGACGCACACCAGGAAGGTGCGGTTCACCGGGAGCGAGGCCCTGCCCCAGGGGGTGGGGGTGTGCTACGTTCGCGACTACACCAGCTCCAGCTCGCACGAGGCGGCGACCGACCCGTTCGGCGGGCGCGACAAGCGGGTGGCCCTGCCGACCAGCAGCAACAATCGCTGGTTTGCAGGCGTCGCGACGAATAATTACGACGCACGGGTCGGCGGGCAGCTGATCGAGATCGCCGAGCCCGGCAGCGTCTGCCAGGTGGCGGTTGGCGTGAACGCCGTGATCGACGTCACGCGGATGTGTTGCTCGGCCGGGGCCGGGGACCCGGGCCGGTTCACGATGCAGGGACTGCCGGGTCGCGGATCAGCCATCGCCCTGCAAACCAAGGCGGCGGCCATTCTGGAATCGAGCCTGACCGGCGGATGGGCCCTGGACTCAACCGGGCTGATATTGACCGTGGTCTCGACCGGCGGCATCGCCGCCGGGGACAAGGTCTTCATTGTCCACGGCGAGAGCGACGGGACGAATGTCTGCACGCCGGGCGAGTACACCGTGGCCAGTGTGACCGACGCCACGACCCTGGTGTTGACCAGCGCCGCCAGTGACGGCGGGACCATGCAGTGCAGCGGCTACATCCTCAATGGAAACCCGCTGGTCCTGGCCTATCTGGAAGACGGCGAGGAGAGCGGGTTGCAGGAGGTGATCAGCCCGGTGAACAACGCGGCGGCGGCGGCGATGGTCGGCGGCAAGACCTACGTCGGCGGCGGCGTCACCCTGGCCGCCGGCGTCTCCACGGCGACCCTGGCCGACGGCGACGCGATCGGCCTCAAAAAGGCTCTGCAGGGGCTCGGCACCTTGACAACCAATGGCTGGTTGTTGACAATAACGAATGGCCGCCAGCAGGCCTGTGACGGGACGACCGGGGCCGTGCTGGCCCTGGTCTCGGTGACCATCGACGCGGCGGCCGAACGCTGGTTCGGCCAGTGGGGTGGAGACTACTGGCGCGAGATCGACACCAAGGGCGCGACACTGGCCGCGTCGTAGCGATCGAGATACTATTGGCCCCGGGTCGGCGGATGGGTCGGGCCGCCTGACCGATGGTTGTCATGAGTGTCATGGGTGGTTGGGGATGGGGCGGTCGCACATTGCACGAACCGCGTATCGTGCAGCCGTGACGGCTGCCCCGCCCCTTCCTCTATGGTTTTATCGATGTGCGTCACATAGGGAGGACTGCCAATGGCGAAAACGGATAAAGACGACGCAGCGGCCGCCACGGAGACATTGGGCGGGGTGGTCGGCGGGGACCTGCGAAAAGAACCGTCGGGGCTGGTGATGGACCCGCCCCGAGAACAGATGGTGATGGACCCGGACACCGAGGCGACGGTGCGGTCGATGGTGAACGGCGGCGAGGACTTCCAGATTCCAATCCCTATTCGGCGGGCCTGGAGCAACTGCGCCGTTCGCCTGAAGCGCATCGGATCGGAACCACGTCTGCGGCCCGACGTGCTGGCCGTGTTGATCGAGATGGCGGGCGGGGGGAGGTGAGGGTTTCGAGTAGCGAGTGAGGGCTCTTGACTCGAAACTCGCTGCTTCAACCTTACAGGAACCATCGATGGCTGAATCGACGCTGAGCCTGAGCTACGACGAAATCCGTGAGGTGGTGGGCCGGGACCGGGGAATTACCGGCACCCCGGGCAACTGGACCACGGACGACTCGGCCCGCGTCGATCAGATCATCAAGGATGGTCTGCGAACGTTCTATTACCCACCCCCGATCGAGGCGGGGCAACTGCCGCATGAGTGGTCCTTCCTCAAACCGGTCAACCAGCAGATCACGGTATGGCCGGATGCGGATGCGGTCAATGACGGGGTGCCGGTCCTGGCGGCCGGCAAGAGCACGATCACGGCGACGACGGCGGTGTTCCACCCAACGATGATCGGCAAGATCCTGACCTATGAGGCGGTCGCCCGCTCCTACGCGATTGTCGGATACACCAGCGCCACCGCCATCGTGGTGGCCGGTGACGCCACTGTCGAGTCGGCCGACGAGGCATTCGTCGTGACGGCCGATGGCAACTATCGCCTGCCTGACGACTTCGGGGTCATCGACGGGATGATCACCTTCCAGGCCGGGGCATCACAACGAACCGCGATCCAAATCACCGGGGAGCAGACCATTCGGCGGCTGAGACAGTGCGGCACGGCGACCGGGGCGCCCCGGATCGGGGCGATCATCGCGGCGGCCTCGGATGGTTCCGCGGGCCAGAGGTTCGAGCTGATGCTGTACCCCGCCCCGGCGGCCGTCTACGTCCTGAACTATCGCTACAGCGTGCTGGCGGCCAACCTGAACAGTTCCAACCCTTACCCCCTGGGTGGGGCGACGCACGCTCAGACAATCCTCGCGGCGATGAAGGCGGCGGCGGAAAACGAATATGACAAGGAGGTCTATGGGGGACGGGGACCCTGTATGGCCGACTTTCTGTCCAAGCTGGCCGCCTCCATCGGCATGGACCGGCGTCTCGACAGCGGGTACATCGGGCACAACGTCGATCGGTCGGACGGCCCGGCCGGGCCGCTGAACCGGCGGCGATGGGCGAACGACAATTCACTGATTGTGACCTATAACGGCGAGCCGGTGGCATAGCCGCCGCGGGAGTTGGATGATGGCACAGAGTTCAATGACCCCGACGGTCGCGCCCAACGAGGCGACCGACATCACCCTGGGCGACACCGAGGTCTACACCTGGACGAACCCGATGTGCGTGGCATTCGTCCAGGTGGACCCGGACGCCGACCCGTTGCTGCGGCTGTGGGTGCAGTGGAACTGCCCGGCGGGAAGCGAGGGAGACTATTGGGATGCGGTGCTCAAGCCGGGTTGGATGGTCACCAATCTGCCGGATACGGTGGTCGGCAGGATTGTGATCAAGGCCACCGGGGCCGCAGCGACTTTTGGAACGGATTTCACGGTGCGCGGTGAGGCAGAATACGGATCGCGGGCGTTTCCTTAGATCGCCCGTGGTTGCGGACGTGTTGAGAGTGTCTTGTTTTTTTGGGGCAGTTCCGTCGCTGCAGAAACGGATGTCCGCGGCGCCGGGCTTCTATTGGCGGCTTCCGTGATCCGGGCTGGCCTTGGCGTCCCGCGCTTTGGCCTTGGCGTCCCGGGCGGCGGCCTTGTCGTCCCGCTCTTTGGCCTTATCGTCCCGCGCGTCGGCCTTGGCGTCCCGGGCGGCGGCGGCGGGCCCTTTTGATGGACAGCCAGGCCGGCGATCTGCGAGGTGACGGCTTGTTGCCGATGTTTCCGGCGGGGTGCGGCGGATGTGGCGGTGCGTGCTGTCGTGATCCGACGTGCGTGATAGGCGGGCGGCCGCCGTGGATGTCGCATGAGAAGAATGCCCTGATGGGGCGGCTGAGTGACGAAGAGCGGGCCAGGCTGGCCAGGGCGACGGGGCCGGCGTGTTGTATGTTGTCCGAATCGGGTCTGTGCATGTTGGAGATGCGGTACGGGGCGATGCCCGCCGCCTGCCGCAGCTTCGCGGTTGGCGGGCCCGATTGTCTGGAAGCGCGCGAGAAGGCGGAGTTGCACTGATGGCCGGCACAATCAAGCATTGCGTTTGGCTGGCGCGGGACAGCGCTGCCGGCGATCCTGATTCGTGCGACGTTTCTTCGCTCTCGGTATTTACGGAGAAGCCGGTCAGGTGCAAGGCGTTCTTCGGTCACGTGAAGTATGAAACCCAACGGGGCGGCCAGGCATGGTTCATCGGGGATGGCATTGGCCATGCGATATTCGGGCCTTTGTGCCCCAAACCGGGCGAGATCATCAAAGTGAAGGTCAGCGAGGATAAGGGCCGCATCGTCAGGGCAAGGAGTTCCTGAAAGATGGCTGCCAACCCATTCGTCGGGCGAAATCTTAAGGCCCCGGCCTCGATCGGCGGCGCTCAGGCCGCGCTGGTCGATGCCAACGCCGTTTGGGATACCGAGATTCGTCCTACGGCCGGAACACTGGTTAGCGGCAACAGCATGGTCAGCTACGGCGTCGGCGTCTCGATGGCAATCAATAAGCGAGTGCTGATAGCAATTCCCGTTCGCGGTCATTTCACGGTCGCCCACCTCGATTTCGAGCTTAATTCTAGTACGGCAGGGGGTTTCAACCTTGTGGTCCTGCCGATCGTCAGCGAATTGTTCAAGCTGGGCGACTTCTCAGACATTTCGGCCGACAACATCGACCAATCCGCCGTGGATGCCTGGGACTCGCCGCCGGTACAGACTACCGGGCCGGGAACTGATCCAGGCAATAACGCCGACAACGATCACCGAGCCGTGTTCGCCATCGCAACCGACTGGCTGGCCAGCGAAACCGTAGCCTTCGCAGACGTGGGCTCTGGCGCAGTCGCCGATCACGTCGTCAATCCTTCGACCGGCACGCTGGCGGCGGTGTTCAATCGCGCCCGCAAGGCGGCGATCGAACAGGGTGCGCCCTACGCGACGATCATGCTGGTTAGCGAGGATGAGGTATCCAGCACTACGCTAGTCGTCTTCCGCGGCCTGAACGGCATTGGGGAGAAACCGTCGATTGGCGGAGTGGCGTCGGCGATGCCCTGCGACGGGCTGGTGATGGCCATGCGCCCCAAGTTGGGGCTGCCAACCACAACCACGATCGATTGTCAACTCTTTTTCGGCGCCCTGGACTGGTCCGCACCTGGGGCGCCGGGATCGACCCTGACAATCGAATACAGCAGCGATCCCGCCGACTTACCGGCCGGGTCGGCCATGACCGGAGGCACGGCGATCGCGGCCTACACGATCACCGGCGCCGAGACCCTGACCGGCCACGCGGACTTTCAGCTGGACACGGCCACACAGGGGAGAGATGCCTCCGGTTTTTGGCATTACCGCGTGAAGGCGGTCATTGCCGAGCAAACCTACTACGGCCCGACCAGGCCGATCAGGCCGAAGTCGGGCAAGGCGATGGCTATCGCCGACCCCCACCAGATCGTCGCCATGAACGGGGTGCCGGCCGGGGCCGCAGAGGCATTGCAGGTGCAGGATGCCACCTATAACCGAATCCGCAGCCTGTGTGACGGGACGCCCGCCAACCATCCATCCTTCATCGTGTCGGAAGGGGATGGCTGGGCATTTTGTCAGACCACGGCCGCCACTATTTGGCCCATCCTGGAAGACGGATCGGGGCTGTCGGACTCCGGCACGGAGATTATCGCCCGCAGGAAATACACCGGCATCGACGGCACGACCGACGCGGCCGGGACCTCTTTCGACTCGTCGAGCTTCGGCGACTGGACGGACATCGCCGGCATCGCAGTCACCACCGACTACGTCGTGGTGATCGAATCGGGCACCGGGGCGACGCCCGGCATCTATCAGATCGACTCGGTCTCGGCCGGGGCCATCACCCTGACCACGTCGGCTGGAGCGAATGCCACGGATGTCGTCTTTCGGGTCGAGGGCTCCAGGGACCAGGTGCGCCACACGATTTTCGCGCAGTTGAACAACAGCGTGTGCCCATTCGAGTTGGCGGCGATCCTCGAAGTCCTGGGCAATCATGCCCCTTATCATGCCCATGGGCGAGCCATCAACAACGGCCTGGGCGTGAACATCACCGAGGACGTCCTCGCCGTGCTGATCGAGTTCCAACTGATTCCGCCGGCATCGATCATCCCCGGTTTCGATCAGCCGGTCGGACACGAAGGGAAGGGGCACTACGCCTTCACCGCCGGCGAAAACGATGAAGTGCAGGTGGCGGTGATGAATGCCGGGATCGACTCGCTGATCTCCACCGGGTGGACCAGCGGAACCTATCCGATCGCACTGGCCGACCCTTCCGACTGGCAGCTGCATGACGACGTGCGCGATTGGCGAAACGGCCTGTTGGGGTCGTCGCCAGCGGACTATTGGGATGAGCACCTCCACAATGCGCTGGTTGGGGCGTCGGTCGGCCAGCCGAGCAACTACGACCGGTCGGGAGTCGATCAACTGGCAACCGGCTACCGATCGGTACACCTTGACCCGCAACTGCGAGCCAGCAAGTTTGTCGAGAAGTGCAAGTGCAACCTCGGCCATGACCACAATGACGAGGTGCAGCTGGTGGGTGGAATCACCTATCACTGGCTGGCGACGCCGGGGGATGCCGCCGGCCAGAGCGGGCAGCCGTACTCGTTGGGTTTCAACGGGCCACTCTTCCACCAGCCGGCGGTGGATGGGACCCTGGGCAATGCGGGCTTCTATCGGATCGACTACTCGGCCGGCGGCATCGTCTATCGGTACGTCGCCACCATCATTTCCACGACGCCGACTGACTACACGCTGGAGGAGAACTGGACCGGCGGCGAATACCCACTGAGCCTGCCCGGCAGGGGGTTCACGGATGGCGACGGGGTGCGGTCGGTGACGGTGCCGCAGGACGCCGCCGGTCAGCGGCGCATGAAATATGAACTGCCGCGCGGCCTGTCGCGCGGATCTGGGCGAACCACTTCCTATGGTTGAGAACGAAAGGAGTCACAATTATGCAGCATCGAACGGCATCGGACCTGGCGGCGGCTGACTTCCCCACTGATTTCGCAGGATTCAGGTGGGGCGGCACCAAAATTATGATGGCCTGGGGCGACACGGTGCCGCCCGACGGCGCCATCGGGTATGGCAAGGCCTGCTTCTGGCTACACACCGATGGGGCCAACAGCAGTGATCTGGTGTACGTCAACAACGGCGATGAGACCTCATCGAGCTTTTTGGCGTTGGCCGGGGTGTGATCAGGCATGGCGGGATGGGATGACGACTTGTGCCGAACATGCGGGCCAAAAACCTGGTGTGGCCGATGGCCGGGCTCGACCGGGGCACAAGCTACCCCGGCCAGCCGCCATTCTCGTGCATCGACGCCCTCAACGTGAGGCCCCGAGAGACGGTCGAGGGGCGAATCCGCGGTGGATCGCGGCCGGGGCTGTTACGGATTTCTGAGAGCCCGGTCGACGCCGGCAGCCAGAACCCCGTGCGACTGCTGAGTCAATTACGCTATCTGAACGCCATCGCCGCCGGATCGCTCGAATACGCCTTCGAGAAGATCAGCAGCTTCCCATCGGGCTGGGCCGGCGCAGAGTTCCCTTATGAATTTTTGCCGCTCATCGGCGGCGCCTGGATGAGCCGGCAACGCCTCTACGTGGATGCGGCGGTGTCCACGGTCGGGATGGTACACCAGCGGCTGCCGCTGATGGACCTCGCCCAGCCGTTCACCATCACACTGGAGTTGGATTACCCGGCCGGTTGGCGGCCAACGGCGACCGACATTCCCGGCACGCTGAATCATCCGGCCGGGGAGTACACCATTCTGTTCGGCATGGACGACGACGTGCCGGA